ATAAGACGCAAGCGACTCTTCAGCTTCTTCAGCTTCTAAGCCAACTTCAATGAGAGCAGCTTTACGAGATTCTGCTTTCTTCTCATCTTTCATTTTTTTAAGTTCTTCCATCTTCTCTTTGAAGTCTTTATCTTTGGCTTCGAGAGCTTCGTGAAGTTCTTGATAAGCTGCTTCTTTTTCAGCAACAGTTGTAGTCAAAGCTGTAATAGCTTCGTCTTTGGTTGCTACAGCTTCTTCAAGCTTGGCTACTGTTTCGCCATGCTCTTTAACAGAAGCTTCGCTAAGTTGTACGCGAAGTGCTTCATTATCTTCTTTAGCAGAGGCTAGCTCGCTCTGCATGTCTGCAAGCTGCTTCTCTAAAAGACTAGTATCTGACATATCATTTTCTCCTTTAGGAAAAGTAGTTAAAATATCTGAGTTAGAACTAAGAGAGAAAGCCCTGCTAGCATCAAGAATCACACTTCTAGGATTCGCAGGTTGAGATACAAGACCTTTACCTGAGAAAGAAATTTGTCTTAATGATCTACCAATTTTGTAGCCTTCGTATTCTCCAGTACCACCATAGGCTCGTAAGTGCTTGGTTAAAAATGCAGAACCTTCGTTTCTGGCGAGAAGTTTTGCACCACCTTGCCCATCTAATAATGCATAGTCAAAACCAGCAAACAAACACTCCATAGACACAAACCATTTGCCTTGTTCTATCTCAGCAATAATCTGTGACATTCGCTGTCTGTTTTCTGGATCTGTCCAGCTATTATATAACACAGCCTCAGTGATAATATCAAAATCATCAGGCTGGGTATCATCGTTCACTACGTTGCCTTCCCTGTCCACAACGTAGCTACCAGTTATATGCCCAATGATATCGTTCTCATTGTGCATAAGATTGAATTGTTTGTCTTCAGGTGTGGTTCTCGCTGCCCAAGTTGTGGAAGCGTCAAACACATCGTCATTTTTATTCCACCCTGTAGATACCAGAACTGACTTGAGATAATATAAATCTACCTGCTCTGGGTTGCCACTATCAGCCTTAATTTGATGAACAAAGTCGTCCTCCAATGAGTCTGTCTTGCTAGCTACGGAAGCTGGCATACAGTAAGCTATACTGGCCTTGGACTGTACAAGGTCAGCTACTCCATCTTGAATTTCTTGTTTATATATTTGCATGTTCACCTCTCAACAACTTTATACACAAAAACGAGAAAATATCTGTATTATTCAATGTGTTCTGCTATAAATACCCCGACCACATGTTTTCTATATACGTCAATTGGCATGTCCTCAAGGTTAATATTTCTGTCAGATAGCACCTGCATGAATTGCTTAGGAACAACAGAACCTGACTTCAAGATGTTAGCCACCGCAGCTTCATCTACGTCAGCTAAGACATCTAAGTTAGTGAAAGCGTCTAATTTTAGCTTCTCCATGTTCTTTGTGTCCTGCTTAGTCAGCTGTCTAAGGTTGGTCACACCGCTGGTCTGTAGGTATGCAGCTTTGATAATTCCAGACACCTTGTCCCAAGCGTCATCTGCCCAGATTACTAACTCAGCAACTCCGGGTTTAGACTTAGGGTTTTCATGTCTCTTTTGTCTAGGTCCATCATCTTTCTTGAGGAGTGGTCTACCGTTTTGCTCAGGAGGTTTCTTGGGAGCATTCTTCTCTTTAACCTTTGCGGTCTTTTCTGCTATCTTGCCCTGCTTGTCTATTTTCTCTAATTCCTGCTTATGGTTAGGATTGTGGAAAGGGCCAGCCTTATCTGGACCAGCGGTATCTCTCTTAGTAAGTTCTCTCTTTAGTCTAATGTTCTCAATCTGAGGTATTTCCTTAAACCTTTCAAGCAAGGTCTCATGACTAATGATATCTCTATCAGCAAGCTGAATAAGCAAATTCTTTTCAGCAGCCTCGTCTGATAAGGTCATCTGGTCAAACTGGATATGAGCTTTATATCTGAATCCCATAGACTGACGAACCAGCTCAAGTTCTTTTTCCCAGAATCTAACAAGCATATCTCTACCATACTGTAATCTCTCAAGCATAGTCTTTAATGATATAAAGTTATTAGTAAACCCACCACCATTACCAGCCATTCCAGTGAGAGTTGGTGGTACGCCAAGTCCAGCATATATACTGTTAAGCACAGATGTGTATTTCTCAGAACCCAAGAATTTATGTACATCAGTACTAGATTCCATGAATGATAGTTCTGGACCCCATACCAATTCCATAGTTCCACCACCTACATTACTAGCGAGGATATCACGTAGTTTATTGATAGCAGACTTATTAGGTAAGATCTTATGATCAAGATTACCAAGAGTCCATAATCTAATGTTAGATATAGCCCCATCTAATGCAGACATGTCAGCTAGTCTCATCTTCTCTAGCATAACGATATCGTCTAGAATGGCATAAATCATAGGGTTTGCCCACTGCTTCCAATCGTCCTTCTTGTAATAGAATATACTCAGACGTTCTGGATCAAGGGGAATCTCTTTCTCGCCCCTGATCAAAGCTTGCTTGATGTTTTGAGGTAAGGTCTCAAGTACTGTGTTAGGAATCTCACCAGCCTTGAACTTATCAAAGTATGTACTAGTTTGGATAGTGTAGTTTTGCAATCCCATAAATAATGACAGTTGACCATCCTTAAGCTTGACAGTCAAAGGGTTAAAGAAATTATATCTCCAAGGTATATCATTAGCTGGAGCGTTTGGAAGCTCTACCTTGATATCGCTAGAAAGAGCCTTCATGTAGTTCTTTAATTGAGGTGTGATCTCAGCATAACTCCTATGTACAATCACATTGCCTGTCTTATATAGATTATTAAGAAAGCGTTCTGATCTCTCTTTTCCATTAACACTCTTAAACCACTGCTGATAAAACTTCTCCACACTTTTATCTCTATGTACGATCTGGATACCTTGATGTCCAAAGTCACCCATCAAATCAATTATATTGCGAATGATTCCAACCTTGTCATAAGCATCCATGCACATCTTGATGATTCTTCGTGACTGTTGGGGAACAGCCTCATCTGGTCTAAAAGCATAATAATCGTCAGAATTAAATCCGGGCTTAACTGAACGATTAGGCTGTACGTCTATGAAATGTCTGTAGGTATTGCCTTGAGATTTATTAAGTCCAGTGTATGAGTTTACATTGTCTGAGAACTTAGAAAAAGCGTTAGCTTTACCAACCTCGTCTCCATCGTTCCACGTTGTGAAGTCATCATTCATTATGATTGTGCCTTAATTGGATTGTTAATTAGAATGTTCAATAGTTAATACACATCTTTCATATTATCGCTAAACCAAGAAGGTCCAGTATATGGGGTTTCATCCTGCTTCTCTTTAAAGCCTCCATGAGCAAACCCGCCGTAGAATTCATAATCAACTTGATCTGGAGTTCTTTGCAATACCCTAGCCGCCATATTAGCCATCAATAGAGAAGAGTATCTATCTTTTCTCATCTTACTCTTTTTGCCTGTACCTATCACAACTTCAGGAGTATCCCACCTGTCACGACCAGAAGCTGTTTGTGTCATCTGGATCATAGACAATTCGTCCTTTAGCTCTTCTATGTCTAGTACGCATTCCTCTAATGTGTCATAAGCCCTAGCTTTCATTGTGTCCTCATGCTCAGAGATAGCAAGTGATACGCTGTCATGTCTTGGGAACAATAGGGCTTTATCTTCAAAGTCCTTTCTGAGACCATGATTTGCTTCAGCTAACCAATCGTACTTAGCAAACTGACACATCTCTAAAATATGTAATCCTCGTTCACCATCTGTATCCTTTTCCTTATCGTCATCAATTGTAGGCCAAATAGCTACTTCACCTTCATGTATTTTATCTTTATCATGCATAGATTCCATCACAGCTATACCGCCACCCTGAGCGTCCATAGCGATGTGTATGCATGGGAACAGTTTCATGAGATCACGTATTTTCCTAGCACAGTAAGCGTAGAAGTCTGTTTCTGTAGAATAACCCTTCTTTACTTTCTCTTTATGTTCTGACCTGTTTGTAGTCCAGCAATGCACTATACGTCTGTGTGATGGATGTACCTCCAATATCACAATACTAAAGTTATCTACTTCAGACGCAGGGTCAACACCAAATATATACTTACAATCCTTATTGCCTATGAGTACTGACTCAAACAGTACAGCATTTCCTTCCTTGTCCTTTATTTCTCCATCTTCCTTAGAAACGCAGGACTCAATTAACGATCTCTTAAAAAATCCCTGACTATCCCTAGTAAAGCAAGCCCCATACTCCATCTGGTAAATACCAGTGTGAACTGTCGCTTTAGATCGTGCTACTTGATCAGCGTCCATAAAGCCAGCAGGAACAAGCTCGTAAGGCATTCTAATAATAGAGTACTGAGTCCAATCAAACGTTGGTGGAACGTCCTCTCCAAATATCTCCTTTAGCTTTTGATGACTCCCTCTGCTTTGTATGATAGACTTCCACTTCTTCCAGTATGTAGCAAAATGGTTAAAGTCATAATAAGCTGTACCAGATAAGATGATCTGATTATCCATCTTTACTTCTCTAGTCTCATCCAACTCTAAAGGTAGTCCTAATTCTATAGCCTTTTGTTGAGCTGCCATTCTCTTGACGTTTTCTACAGGGTCTGCACTAACAGCTGCAAAACCAGCTACAACATTCTCAAATATCTCTCTAGGTATAGACGCAAATTCGTCAGCAATGATATCATTAGCACGTTGACCTCTAATCTTCTGACCATCACCTAAAGGTAGGCACGTAACTGTACTATCATTTAAGCGAAGCGTACATCTGTCAGTATCTCTTCTAGGTCCACTGTTTCCATCACATATATCCCTAAGCATTGGAGATTGTCTCCAAATCGTCTCCATGTACTCAAATAGAACCTTAGACTGTCTAAATGCAGCTCCAACTACAACTACCTTTCTGTGAGGGAATATCAACGCCCTGAGTACAGCGTAGAGCGAGAGCATGAAAGACTTACCAAAACCACGACTAGCAATAAGCATAGGGAACTTGCGATTCCAGATCTCCCTAAGAAAGAGAGCTTGCGAAGGTAAGAGTTGGACGTTCAGTACTTCCTTGCATATAAATGATAGATACTCTGGTCTCGTCATTAGCCAAGCCAGCTTGATATTGAAATCATCTTCTGTAGCATTGAGTATAGACATAGGGTTGAAGAACTCCGTTTCAATGGAGTCTAAACCCAGCCATGCTTCGTCAATTGTTTTTAGCCTAGTTTTTGCCATGTATCTATAATCTTATCTGCAAATCCATAGTGTACTGCCTCTTCTGCGTTTATGTACCAATCACCAGATTTTAGTTTAGTGTTTAAAAAATTCTTTACCTTACCCATCGTTTGACCACCCTGATACTTCTCTTCAAAGTAAGCACCCTTTGTGCATCTCTTGGCATATATGTCCAACATGATATCACATATTTGTTTTTCGTATTTTATCCAGTTCTGCACATTCTGATATTCTCCAGAAGCAGCAGTAGATCCAAAGTGAGACATGAAGTAGGTATGAGGAGTAAGATATCTAGCGTCAGCAGCTTGAAATATAATACTACTCATAGATTCCACTTGACCATAGGCTACAATCGTTACATAACATCTGGACATTCTGATTGCATCATAAATAGCCATACCATCTGACCATTCACCTCCCACGCTGTGCATATGTATTATAATCTGATCAGTAGACTTCTGGTTTAATATTCTTAGATTCTTAATAAAGGTGTTAGCCATCTTATATTCTACACCCGGATTGTCCTCATCGCTACCATAGTGGTTATGTAAGAATATCTCTCTAGATGATAGGTTACACCCAAAATTGTGAACGTCATTAAGTATGTCCTTATCTA